CAGCCGCACCCACAGCCGTACCTACAAACGCCGTGGAGGCGGGGTTTTGAGAGCTATCTCCCGCTGTCCTGGTAGGTACTGTAATAGTGCTAAGTCCCGTAACGGTAAGCGTACCGCCTACAGTCTCGTTACCTACCACGGTAGAGTTACCGTTAACCGTCTCGTTATCCGAGTTAGTACGGCCCCGAGTTAAGCACTGCCACGACCCAAAGAAAACGTCTAGCGTAACCGACTCGCCAGGTAGCAGCGTAGTAACTCCGATAAAGTCACTAGTTCCGATAGCAGGGGCTAAAGTTACTTTTGTGGTCCCGAAGTTACGTATGAGAATTGCACTATCTACTGATACCGTAGACAGTGCAGGAAGGTTAACGGTCCCCGCAGCGGTGAGGCTAATGCCGACCCTAGTCCCCACATGTGCAGCCGCAAGCGCTTGCGGCGCGGTTATCAAAGTTGGAAAGCTTATTAGAGTAGCCTGCGAATTAAGCACGTCTACATTAGCGTTATCTTTAACGAACGCTGCCCGTACCGGGTCCCCGTCTGAGCCTGCAGGAGCCGTACCTAGGTTTACTTTTTGTAGTGCTGTCATGCGGAGAAAACCTCAGTAAAGTTTATGGTTAGCGTGTACGTATTCGCGCCGTGTGGCTGAATGGTCGGAGTGTCACAGCGGAATAAACCTTGTGCGCGTAGGGGAGGCGTCCAAAAGAAAGACTGGTATCCCTTGGTGGAATCTAGGAAGGCTTTGATAGCGCTAATCTTCGTGCTGTCCCCAGAGAACGCGAGCGGGTACGTGTCCATCTGATTATTGATACCATCGGCTACTGTCTGTGCGTAACCGTCTGCAAACTGGGCAGTGCGTACCGCGTACTTCGTAGTCCCAACTATCTCTAAGCTTGGGGACCATGTAAATGTGGGCGTTGTCATAGTCCCTCCTTAAAGTTAGATTTGTCCGTACTTCATCTGATAGGCGTATCCGCCCTGGCCGCGCATCTTCTGCGCCATGCGCTTATCAACGAACGCTTGTACAGTGGCGTGCAAATCTGCCGCATCTGAATCGCTAAGACCATTCCCACCGTTGTTATTCACAGTCACGCTAACCGGGCTATTACCGCTGGCTGCGGACGTGCTGGAGCTAGCTACCGTACCAACCGCGCCACCGCTTGCGAAGTGCCCCAAGTTGCCGCTATTGATTGCTGCCAGTAACCCGCTGTACTTTTTGGTAGATGCGGCGTTAATAACGTACTCACCATTAGATAGCATCGCGGGGATACTGTCGCTGGTAGATGTCCCACTACCACTAACCCCGCCACCGCCTGCCAAGTGGAACGCACCTGCAAACGATGTAACTCCGTTAGCCACACCGCCAGCATTACCGCCACCGAATGAGCCAAGGATAGAACTAAAAATCTGTGTCTCTGCAGCTTGGAGAGCAATCTTAGCCATGTCAGCAATAACACTAGACGCGAACTGGCTGAAGTTACCCTTACCAGTGGTAACGAACTGCTCCAATGCGTTAGCGGACGTTTGCCAGACGGATGTAAAAGCGTCTCCTACTAGCTGTGCGTTAGTCTGTCCGTCTCCTGCTATCTTGGTTAGGGATAGCTGAATCTGGTTAGAGTAGCTATCGCGTACGGATTGTTCCTCTGCTAGCTGGCCCGCTAATGCTGCCTGCTGCTTGGTATAGGACTCTTGCAAGTTTTGCAACTCTTGCGCCTGCTGCAATTTGTCCGCGTTGGGCGTAAATTCGTACTTGTCGTTTAGAGCCTTAACGTTCTGCAGGTATGTTTCGTAAAGCTGCTGCTGGGCAGTGTAAGTACTAGCCTGCAGCGGCGTCATAAACTGAGTAGCATTCTTAGAGTCAAACCCGTGTTGCTGCTTAGCCTGAATAGACGCCTGCTGCGCTGCGAACTTCGCTACGTTATCCGCGCGCTTCTCCGCGTGGAGTGCGATAGCGTCTGTGTAGGCCTGGTCGGATTTAGTCCGCTCGTCCGTGATACGCTGAATCTCTTTCTGCGCGGAGATTAGAGCAGTTTGTTCCTTCTTACCCGCTGCTAGTTGCGCGCGCTTCTCCGCGTTAGCTAACTCCTCGTTTAGAATCTTGGTGTTAGTGTCGTGAACCTGTGCGTAATATTGCTCGTACGACTTGTTACCCGTGTCGTAATCCGCCTTAGCTTGTGATAGAGCTAACTTACGCTGGCTTTCCAGGGAGGCATTATCCGCGTTAGTCTGAGCGATTGCGGCATTAATTCCGCCCTGGTTCGTGTATGTAGCGTGTGGCTTGGTCTTCTTAGCGTACTGCGCATTAATTGTGTCTATAGCCTCGTAGTGGTCTTTAAGGGCCTGCTGATACTCCTTGCTACCCTTGTCTACCACATCCTTAAGCTTAGCGAACTTAGCATTCTCCGCTGCAATCTCAATGTCGCGCTGTTTACCTGGTCCCGCGTGCGACGAGTCATTAAGGTAATTGTTTAGCGCTATCTGTGCGTCTCCACCTTTCGCGCGTTGCTTATTGTCATCCGCTGCTTTCTGTTGAGCCGCGTGTACCTTCTGTAACCCCGCTACCTGTGCGTTAGCCGCGTCCATCTCTTGCTGAGCTGACGACACGTTACCGAACGGCATAGCTTTAGCTTGTGCTAGGTTCCGCGCTGCAGCCGCTTGACGCTGTGTAGCATCCGTTAGCTTCTGTGTATTGGACGCAGCAACGCCCATACGATCGAAGTTATCCCCGGCTTGCTTAGCCGCGTCCGCGAAGCTTTGCCAGATACGGGTAAGTAATCCTACCTCTTGCGTACCTTCCTTAGCCATGCGGCTTTGCGACTCCGCTACAGCGTCAATAAACGCCTTAGTAGCTTGGGCCGTATCTCCGGTCTTAATGTAGCCTTCGATAACTTCAATTTGTGCAGCGCTGAATGTATGGTACTTGGACTGTAGTTCGTCAATACCCTTCTTAGGGTCTTCGATCATCTTGACGAATGCTTCCGCCGCCTTCTCTGCGGTTAGACCTGTGTCCTTACCGAACTGGGTAACAACTCCAGTTAGTTCCGCTAGCGTATCCGCTGATACTCTGCCTGAGCCTATTAGCGTAGCCATAGTAGCGCTAACTTCTACCAAACCGCCATTAGCGGACGATAGCCCCTCCGCCATTGCGGTAAGCTGGTCCTTAGTCAAACCAAGATAGCCATTAGTAGCTACAGACGACTTATTAAGCGAATCAATAGCCGTGACAGTCTTGTAAATCTCGTAGCCAACGAACGTTACCGCAGCCGCGAACAGACCCACGCCCAAACCTGCAGCGGATAGGATAGCGCTAAGTGCGTCCGTACGCTCCGCCAACACGCCCAGCGATCCGCCGAACTTTGTCCAGTTACCTTGGCTTGCTTCGTGAGCCAACACCAGCAACTCCCGTCGCGCGCCCATTGTGGCTAGGTTAAAGCCGTGCGTTTTATTAGTTGCCGCGTCTAACTGCCCGATATAGCCGGATACTGAATCGGAGATACCAAGCTGTGCGGCCTTCATTTGTGCCAGTTCCGCGCGTGTCTTACCCGCTTGGTCCGCTGTGCGTGCAAGCTGAGACACAAAGTTATTGATAGCGCTTGCGGACGCTTTGGAGCCTGTTGTAGCGGCTTCCGAGATTGCCCGCTGTGCCACCTGTACCCGCTGCGCTGCAGCCGCCTGAGAGGCTGAGAACGCGTCTGCGGACTTCCGCGCCCTGTCCAGTTCTGCTGTGTACCCGCTAGCGTCTGCGGAGACCTTAACTGTAGTCTGATTATTTGCCACGGGTTACGGCCTCCTGTACCTGTTCTATGACTGCTGCGCCTGCTTCGTCTTTCTTAGCTTCGAAGGAGGGACGAATAAACGGCTTAGCAGCCATCTTTGATGTTCCATACTCTAGGAGACGTGCATACCACGCCTTCTTATTAAACGTTACCGCGTACGTTGCTAACTTCCCGGCTACCGACTCCTCCGGAATGTATGTAACTATGATCGCGTCTTCTAGAGTACCCGTACGATAGTACGGCATAGCCCTAACCTTAATTTCACGATAGAAAACAGTAGCCCCTGCAGCCGCACCTTTACGTAAGGCAGACTCAGAGGCTCCTAATGCAGCGCGTTCTAGTACATCAGTTAGCGCTTGCGGATTTTCCACGACGAATGGTGATTTGCTTTTTGCCACTTGCTTTAAGCTCCGCTAGGTTAATGCCAAACACCGTAACGGCTACTGCCTCTGGTGAGGGCGCGGAGGGTTCCGCTTGTGGTTCCTGTGCCCACGGTATAAAGTCGTTAGGCTTATACGCGGGCGTGTCTTTGGATTTATTTATATTTGCTGTGAGGCTAGCTAAAGTACCCATACGGATATCTTCTATACGGTCCCCGAAAGGCTCTAGGGAGTAGTACGCTTTCCACTCCCCAAATTCCGCGCTAGACATTCTGTGCTGCAACTCGTCTACTGTGCTGTGTAACTCTTTAGCCAGCCGGAACCAGAATAAGCGCTCCGGGCTGGCGACTAGTTTTTTACCGCAGCTTCCTCAGCGTCAGCACCGATGTTATTAACCTTAAGCGCCTCAGCAGCGATAGCCGATACAGCGCTAGCCGCCTTATCACGGAGCGTAGCAACGTCGTCCGCATTAAACGTAGGAACGCCGTTAGCGTCAACCACGGTAGCAGCTACAATAGCTGCTTCGAAGTGGCTAGCGGACTTGTCACCAGAGGTAATAAGCGCCTGGAATTCGTCGCGCGCTTTGCCAGTGAGTACCTTAAAGTACAGCACTGCATTAACGGCCTTGACTTCTACTGCCTTAACTTCAGCTTCGAGTGCTGCGAAAAGTTGTGCTTTGTCCATTAGGTATCCTTAGAATTACGAACCGACGGTAACGGTAATGTCGCCTGATACTTCGAGATTGACCGAACCGGACACAACCGTATCAACCTTTGCGGAGATAGGGAAGTTCGAGACGTATGCGCTAAACGCAATCGTAGACGCATCCGAAAGAGTCATTTTGAACATTTGCAGGCTACCGGCTCTCTTAGCAGCGAGCAAAGCGGAGTGCGAAGTTTCCGTAAGATTGATGTTAAGAGCAAGCGTAAGCTGTCCCCAGTCTTGCAAGCCAAGACGCTTTTCTTTAGCAACGCTATCAAGGTCCGTAACGTCGATAACGTTAGCAGCCTGGGTAAAGCCCGATACGTCGGTAAGGTTGGTAATCGGGGACCAGATAGGCGTAGCCGTGGTGCCGCTGTTATACGCGAGGGTTGTTCCTTGTGCTGTAATTGCTGTAGAACTCATTTGTTATCCTAAGTGTAAGTGATACTAAAATCTAGACGTGAGCCATACAGCAAAGTATCGGCTTCGAAGGTACTGACAGGCGCACCGATAGGTACGGCCTTTACTGCAGGATTTACTAATGCTTGGAACGCTTGTTCCATGATGCTTAACGATTGCGCACGGGTCTTAGACCATACTGTGATTTGCATGCGGGAGTTACGCGTAGTTGGCGTATCGGCATCAAGGGTAACGAACGTCTGTCCTCCGACTGCCTGATACGTAATCCATGGTGCTACAACGGGTAGCCCTGTAGCTGGGTCATTAACCGGCGCAATATCTGGGAACACCTTACCGCTAGCTAGGGCGGAGATTGCGCCGTAGATGATAGACTCCGCTGTCATTGCTCTATCGCGTATTCTCTGCAAATAGACGATAAAGTCGTTACGTCTACTACAGTGTCAGGCTCCGCGCGGGCTAGAGTATGTACGGTGATACGAATCACTTCATCTATCCGAATATATACATCTATTCCTATACAAACGTCCGTAACTCCAAGTCCTTCCACAAGAGCTTGTACAAACTTTTTCCCTGGTCCATCATGAGGGATTAGAAACTGTTTAGCCATCGTTTGAATTCTCCGTGCATGCCATATCTGTAAACTCGCGTGTAGCCACATTAGGCAAGACAGACGCGATATTGAACGTGTGGCCTTGTGCTATAGCGCGGTCCCCGTTATTAACGTCCGTGCGGTAGCGGATACGGATAGAAGCCGTACCAGTATCTACCTGTGTTCCGCCTGTAACTTTCTCACGTCCGGTAAGCTGCTTAACGCTACCCCACACCAAGGCGTATTCCGTCCACGTGTCGATAGGCTGGCCCAATTCGTCCTTACCGGAAGTCTTGCGCTGCAGGCTAATCTTAAGGCTAAGGTCTCCCGCCATAATCCCGGAGCCTTGTCGCTTCTTCTGTCCGGGAGTCATTAGGCGAATACCACAGAGCGGAGACGAGAGAGTAAGCAAACCGCACCTACGCTTAGCGGGTCGTCGAATCCTTCACGACTAGCGAAGATCGTAGCCAGTACTAGAAGGGTTGCGAGCTTTGCGCGAGGCGGGACCGTAGTAGTATCCCAGCTAGCGGGCGTACTTCCATCCGCTGCGGTAGTACCAACGTAATCCGTAACGATATCGCTGGCTTGCGTAATCTTCTCTGCTAGGTCTACGTCTGAGAACGTGTCATCAATACGAAGGTGAAACTTGGCTTCGTCTAGGGTTACTAGGTCACTCATTAGAATCCCCTTCCGTAGCGTTAGCCGTAGGCTTCCCAGCAGGCTTGCTAGCTGGCTTAATGTTCTCTCCCGCTGGCGTAGTTGTGCCCCCGGAGCCGTCCGTAATGGCTTGGCGTTCCTTGAGCATAGAAAGCGGAATCCATTGCGCCTGCAAGTACGGTGTTTCACCGCCAGCAACCGGAGGAAGACCAACCGTAGCGCGTGCCTCATTCGGAGACATAACGCCAGAGCTAACCGCCTGTGCATTGGCTGCGTGTTGTGCCGCGCTGTCCATTCGCATCAAACCGTTAGTGTCAATCTCCGTTCCTTGTCCATCGGGGACGCCTAGACCGTCGTCTAGAAGTAGCTCCAAGCCCTCAATATGCGCCTGCAGGCAATCGCTGTAGTACATGCCCTCGTAGATAGCCGCGCTAGCTGCGGGGCGTGATGCGGTCTCTGCGCCTAGCTTATGCAAGGGTACGTGATAGCACCGCGCTACATCTTCCACAGTCCATTTAAGCTGTTCAATTAGCTGCGCATCCGTGCTAGTCATAGTCATTGACGAGTAGGTAAGTCCACCAGCTAGGACGGCCACGTTACCCGTGTTAGTACCGGAGTTAGCAGCAGCCCAACTAGCTTTAGCCTTGTCCGCTTGCTCCTGTGACAGGGCACCCGGAGCAGTAAGCACACCGGAAGGGCGCGCGGCGTTACCAAAGAATGCAGCCGAATTAACCGCAATGTTGCTGCCCATCGTAGCTGAGACCGCACAAGCCACGAGCGGAGATACACCCACCAAGGCATGCCAAGGGCAGATACCGCGATCATGAATAATGTCACTAGCCGGAATCACGACAGCCTCTAGCGGGGATACCTGCAACGGGGACATTGTGACTTGGTAGAAAATTGAGTCGTCAGGCGCAACCATAGGAATAACGTAGCGCGGATTAAGAATCTCCATAGCGATAACTGCGCCGATAGAATTCCTAGTCTTAAGAACGTACGTATTGCCCCAGAGCAACTTACTGGACAACCACAACTTAATGAACTGTTGGCGGGTCTGGTAGTGATTCGGTTTGTTTAGTACTTTAGTGTAGCGTGGTGCGGGTGACTCCTGCCAGACTGCATCAATTTGCTTAACGTACTTGATGCGCAGTTTGGAAATGTCGGAGGAGATAAGGTCTACGCACGAAAAGACGGGACCGGATGCAAGCATCCCATTTTGTCCTACTAGGGACTTGTTCTCCTGCCATGCGCCTGTATATGGCTCGCGTGCAAAAAGCCCGTCTCCACCAGGGAACATCGTAGCGGAGAGACCTACGCCTAGCGGAGTCTTACCGGGCTTTTTACGAAAGTACCCTTTTGTAATGCTATCGAGAAAGCCCATAGGTCTCCTTGTAGTTAGACTGATTTCTTAGGACGACCGGGACCGCGCTTAGGCTCGTCTTCCGTAAGTGATACTTCTTTTACCCAGCCCAGCGCGATAAGTGCGCGTGCATCCGTAGGGCTGTACTCCCTAAACTCGCCCGCTTTGAACACGGGAATAAACTGTACATCGTGAAGGGCTTGCACCCGTACTCTTTCGAACATAAGCCCTCCGGGCCAGTCAGTTAAACAGACGCCAACGCCCAAACGCCAGCGGTGCGGACGTAGCGTTTACCGTCCATCGAATCAAGTGCAATGCTTCCGTCAACACCAACGGTATTAGCAGGAGCGCTGCCCTTGAACTGCAAAACAATGAGGCCAACTTTTTGCGCGTTGTAAATGGGTAGAATGTCACGGGGTTTGAAAGCCATAGGAATCCTTAACGTTAAACGTATTGTGTTTGCTGAGGTTGTCCGTAGCACTCAAAATCTGGAGGTTAGCTGGGACGTGAAGCCCGCACACCTTGGGATGCTTGAGCGGGATAATATGATCTACATGGAACTTCCACCCAAAGATGGTTTCCAATGTCTTTGCGTCTTCGTAGAATGCTTGGATAGCTTCTAGGTCTGCCCAAAACGGCGTAGCTTGTAGCCGCTGCGCGCGACGTTTTGCCGTGTAGTTCCGTTTCTTATCTACGTTCTCACGGTTCCACAGCGTTTGATATGCTGCCTTCTTAGGCTTAAGAGCTTCTTTGTTAGCGGCATAATATGCGGACGCATGTGCTCGCTTTCTTTCGGCTATTGTGTGATATCGGGACTGTTCGTACTCGCGAGCGTGCGCTAATATCTTTTCTCTGTTCTTTGCGTAGTGCTCTACAGACTGCGCCGCAATTTTCTGCGCGGTATTCTTTCATGCGGTCTTTGTGTGCATCCCTATAAGCCTTGGCACAAGCTATGCATTTGGGCTGATACCCAGACTTACTTCTACTACACTTACTAAACATAGTGAAGGGCTTACCTTCATTGCACTTGGTACAAATCTTCATAAACCCTTGGATATAGTTAGTAGTCCCCATTGCTAGGGACATGCTAAGATTAGCTACCGTATGCTGCAGACGTGATTTGGCCCGCTGCGAGTGCGCGGCGCTTGCTCCAGTTAATGAACTGGCCGATTCTGATGGCCACCAAATTATTTTGGAACATGCTCACGGGAGCGGAGGCAGCACCAGCAGGATTGCTATCCATAATGATGCTAGCTTCACGGGAGATATCGATTTGCGGACCCGCGTCCTCACTGATGAAAATTTCATCTTGAATCAGCAACTGAATAACGCTACCGCTGACGTTGTTCGAAGTGATGACCTTAACGCCCATCAAATAACCACCTTCCATGGTGAGGTTGGGGAAAGCCAACACACCCAGCGGAGTAAGCATCGAACCGATAGCCAACGCACGAGCAGGCGACATAACCAACACTGCGGTTTGCAAGTTGTAGTTAGCAGCGATAGCCGGAGCCAACAGCGCTTGAACGTCCTTACGGAGCGATTCATAATCCGCACCCGTAGCTACCACAGCCGTTACGCCGTTCATCATGCCAGCAGGCGACACGTTAGCGACAGCAGCAGCAGCACCAAGGAACGTAGTGTCGATACCTTGCGCCGTAGCCTTAATCAAGTCAGCTTGCACGAGAGCTTCAGCAGCCGGATTGCTAAAACGGATAATTTCATCCGAAAGAATCGACAGCGCGTAGACCTTGCTCCACGTCAGGAACACCGCGTTAAACGCAGCGGACGTAACCGGAGCGGGCGCGGCCTCACCAACCCAGCCCACCGATTGACCGCCAGTCTGGCCCGCGATACGAACGTTAAACGGAACCTTGCGCGCGGCGAGACGACCAACCACGGTTTGCGGGTACAGCAGTTCGATAAAGTCGCCGCCATACGTTTCCGGGTACACCAAGTTACCGGCCCATGCTGCAACGGTTGTAGAGCCTGCAGCTACAGCAGCCTTAACGATGCCATTAACTACAGCGTCGTCTTTGTAGTGGGCTTCTGCGAGCGACTTAGCCAGCGACAAATCGCCCTTAGCCTTAGCCAGAATCATTGCGGTACGCGTGAAGGCCGAACCCTTGGGGGCGTTGCTCTTAACGGTAACGACCGGCGTAACTTCCGTAGCACTGACGGTAGCCACTGCAACAGCTTGAGCAGCCATCGACTTTTCGACGGTCTTAAGGCGGGCCAATTCTGCAGCACCGTCCGTAAGTTCCTTTTCGAACGCGTTGAACTGCGTTACTTCTTCGTCCGTGAGTGCAACATCACCATTAACCGACTTAACGACCAACTCGTTACGCGCGGTTTCAGCTTGTGCCAGACGTGCCGTAAGGGCTTTGATTTTTTCAGCGATAGACAATTTAGTAGTCCTTAATATTTACGATACGAAAGGTCAAGCTTGACCAGACGCGGGGTTTTTACAACGGGTTGCACTACCGGGTTTTCGCCCGTTACTTCTACTACTTCGGTTACTGTCGTAACCTCAGCAGCTTCTAAACTCTTGAATGCTGAGATAAGAGCCTCCGCATTACACGGCACCGTTACTAGGGAAAGCTCATGTACACTGGCCTTTGTGTAATGCACGCCGCCACTTGCGAGACCGCTGTACTCATCAGGACGAAACCCGATACTTACGCCTTTAACCAGCCCAGTCTTTACGGAGTCCCATGCTTCATCGGTCCTATCCTTAACAACGCCGGGTTCGGTCAACTTAGGAAGCTGTGCAGTAAAGGGGAGACCTTTATCCGTGGCTACTCCGAATTGCACCGTACCAACCGGCATGTCATGCTTGTGCATCCACAGCAGGGGAACTTCAGGAGCAAACGTGAGCCCCTTAGGCTCTACGATGTCCTTAACCCTATCCGGGGTAGGAGTTGAGGCGATACCCTCAATAATCCGTTGTTCCTCGTCTACGGACTTGATAAGCACCGCAGAGAACATTCTGTTTTTCATTCGTTTTCCTTAGCCGTGACAGGCGAACTCCCCATGTAGGCTTTGCCGGTACGCCTGCAACGCTGTCTCCGCAGCGGCGGAATCCGAGAAGTACCCGATATGCTTAGCCTTGTTATTGATAGAGATAGTGGCCCGCCACTTTCCCTTACTCTTGCTCCATCCCACACCCTTAATACCGGAGGTGTTATGACTGGGGACGGGCGTGTTGTACATGTTCTGTGCCTTAGTAGCGGGGCGCATGTTGTCCCACCGATTGTCAGAACGATCTAAGTTCTTATGGTCAATACAGTGAGTAGGCCATTCGCCAGTCATGTACATCCATACGAGACGGTGCGCTTGGTGCTTACCCTCTGCCAAGCCAACGCGGATATATCCAGTAGTACAATCCACTGTGCCAGCCGGTTGCCCTACTACCGTTTTCCTTCCCACCTTTGTACGCCATGTCAATGCGCCGGAATCTGGGCAGTAGTTGAGTACTTCCCGGAGGTACGCCTGAGTAATTTCTGTTTTCATTCGTCCTCTAGGTCAATAAACCATTGGTACACCTAAGTTTTCGTCGCCCGCAGCTAGTACGACCGCACCAGCAGCCATTACCATTGCAACAAGCCCGTCAATGCGCCCCGTAGCTTTCTGTTTATCAAGTTTCCGGTTTCCCGCTGCGTCTTTAACGACTACGCCATTAGCCGCGCACATCGTTAAGACCGGATGCATACCGTGGGCAACTTGCGAGTTAAGTAGCCACTCTTCTAATACATCCATAGCCGGAGAAATTGATACGAACCCCTGTCCGAACTCCACGAGAGGCAGCAAGCCGCCTTCTGACGCGGGTAACTCCGTGTCTATGCCGATATCAGAGAACTCTTTCTTAAGGAGATCGATGCGCCAACGGTCAAACGCGATAGAGTGGATGTTTAGGCCGGAGCAAATCTCCGCAATGTCGCGGGCCACGAACTCATAGTCCACGGTCTTACCGGGAGTCGTGCGTAAGTAGCCTTGCTTAACCCACATGTCGTAAGGTGTACGGTCTTTATGCGCTCTATCCCGTAAGCCATCTTCTGGAGTCCACGCGTAAGTATGTGTTTGCCATACACCAGCCACCTTACCCACTAGGACCAACGCGGTTAAGTCGGTACGTGCTGATAGGTCAAGGCCACCGTAGACCAACGTATTTCTATCGAACGGGACTGGCGGTGCGGCGTTAGCCTTCCACACGTCGCGGGAGATAAACGGAGAATTGACGGATACGCGCTGATTTAAAAGCAAGTTCCGTACAGTGTTCTCCATAGACGGCATACGCGCCGCCTGCTTCATCTGTTCTTCTAGGTCTGGTAGAGACCGGAATAATCCTAGAGCCGGGTTAGCATCCGCCCATGCTTGCCTATCGTCTAACTCCGCATCAGCTTCAGCGCAGTACAGGTGACACACGATACGCGGGTCTCCGCTAGCCTCTGCATCATCTAGCCAGATAGATAGCAAGTCCGCATCTGACGCAGCCTGTGTGCTAAGTGCGATAAGCAGCGGGTTAGCGTGTGCGCCCTGTGACGTGGTGATAGCGTCGATAAAGTCGGACTGTGGGCCTACAATCTGCCCAATCTCGTCTAGGATTGCGAGTGCAGGGGATAGACCGTGAGCCGTCTTAGCTTCAGCGGATAGCGCGCGGTATTCCACGTTAAATCTACGACCTACCAGACGCTTACCGGAAGGCATGATGCTTACCAACGGCTGCAGCGTAGGCGATAAAGACACCATTTTTGCGGCTAGGTTAAACACTAGCGCGGCCTGGTCTCGTGACATTGCGCCGGATACGATCTGGCTATTAAGCACAGCCTCTGGGCCGGTAAGGTGTACGAGCAGAATAAATGCGATGGTTGCGCTTTTCGCGTTCTTTCTGGCGATACTAAATAACGCCTTTCGAGTAATTGCAACGTTATCGTAAACAGAGTAGAAAAACGCTTCCTGGAAATCCGCTAGCTTTACCTTCTGTCCGACCAACGCCCCTTCCGGGATAACGCAATTACGTTCAATGAAATACATTGCGCGTTCTGCGCGCGTCAAGTCGTCATATGGGAGGCCACGCCACGCCCTAAGTACGGGAATGGGGCCGCACTTGTACGGGTTAGCCAATAGGAATCCTTATTAATCAGACCGCTCGTAGCCTAGGAATGCTTGGGTCGTCCTCAACCTCGCGGGCGGCAATATCTACGGTCAGCT